GTATTAACAAAAGAGATATGTAAAGATGTGATTTTATGTGTCCCAGAATCACAAGAAGAAGATTATAAAAACTATAATCCAGATGTTGAAATTGTATGCCACCCAGATAGTATAAAAGGTCTGCCAGCAAAGAGGAACTGGATGGCAAAGCACTTCAAGGAATTGTTCATGATTGATGATGATGTGGCATATGTTCAGAATATTACAGCAGGTAAAGGTGAGCCGTCGTCTATAAGGAATAAAGATGAAGTGTATAACATAATTCAAAGATTATACAGTATTGCAAAACTTTTAGGTGTTAGTTTGTTCGGTTTCGGTAATATACCTACTCCTATGCAGTATAATGAGTTTGAGCCTTACAAACTAACAAATAGGGTGACTGGTTGTTCTTATGGTGTTATATATGGCGAAAATACAGTTTGGAATGAGGATATACCATTGAAAGAAGATTTTTGGATTTCAGGATATGTATTGTACAAAGAGAGGAAAATATTAGTTGATAATAGGTATCATTTCGTTCAGAAAGGTACTTTTGTTAATGCGGGCGGTTTATCAGAGTTCCGCTCAAGTCAGACAGAGATGAAATCTATTTTGGCTATAAAGAAATACTTTGGCGACAGCATATCAATAAAAAAAGGTAAGTTCCATGTTAATAAAAGTGTAAAATATAATATTAAGTCAACATTTAGGATATAAATGTTTTTATAATTCGAATATTATGCTTATATTTACAATGTAATAAAGTAAATAAAACAGATATGGGAAACTATGAATTAAGAACAGTAAATGGGTACGACTTTTATGAAGTCGCCAGTGCAATGCAGAAAGCAATTAGGAGGGGAGATGCAAAAGTGGCTGGATTCTTTGCTTTGGAACTATGGCATTCTGGTTATAGGGATTATGTGTGGAAAAGACTTTTCACAATCTCTGCTGAAGATTGTTATGGATTAATCACTTCGGAAATCGAAGCGTTATGGCAAGGGCACGAATTAGTGAACAAAAAAGCCAAAAGCCCGAAAGGCAGAATATTTGTGTCAAAGGCTGTAATACTGTTATGTGAAGTTAGGAAATCGAGGGATGCAGATCATCTCCAAAACTTCATCTATGACAGAAAAGATGTGGACGTAGAAAAATGGATAGATGATGTAAGAAAAGAACCGATACAAATTCCTGAATATACGTATGATATTCATACGAGAAAAGGAAAGATGAGGGGTAGGACTAAAGAAGACTTTTTTCGAGAAGAGTATGAGGCATTAAAGCCGAGAGAGAAAGGATTATTTGATGATATGGTTTAAGTGAAACAATAAGAAAACGGTAGCTGCTTAATCGCAAGGTTAAGCTGTTACTATTAAAGGTAATTTACAGACTAACTAAAAAAGATGTCTAACATTCAATAAATTACAAAAAATGACAAACAAAAAAAAAGCTCCAAACGATAGTGCAAGAGTAAAAATGACGGTAAGAGAAAAAAAGAAAATTGCTCTTGGGTTTTATGAAAAAACAATGGGGAATATATCGGCAACATGTAGAGAAATGGGTATATCAAGAGAGACGTTTTACAGATGGTGTAGAACAGATAAGAAATTTTCTAAAGCAGTTGACGATATATTAGAGTCAAACATCGATTTTGCGGAGTCGATGTTATTAAAGAATATACGAGAGGGAAAAGAAACATCATTAATTTTTTTCCTTAAAACAAAAGGCAAGAATAGAGGATATATTGAAAGAACAGAACACGATGTAACGATAAATCCATTTTTGGAATTAATGCAGTCTGCTACTTCTGAAGAAGATGGCGAATAAGAAGTACATAAAGAAGTTTAAAGAATGGCAATCGGATTGGAATTTATTCTGTAAGGAGGTATTGAAAGCTAATTTAGACAAAGAACAGAGAGCTATTATAACGTCTGTACAGCACAATCCGCTAACAGCCGTAGCAAGTGGCACATCGAGAGGAAAAGATTATGTCGCCGCATGTGCTGCTTTGTGTTTTATGTATTTGACGCCAAAATTTGATAAAAGAGGGAACTTAATTGAGAACACCAAGATAGCCTTAACAGCACCTACGGGGAGGCAGGTTACTAATATCATGACACCAGAAATTAGGAGATTGCTCAGGCAAGCACGAGTGTTGCCGGGCAGACTGGTGGCTAATGACATCAGAACAGATTATGAAGAATGGTTTCTAACAGGATTTAAGGCAGATGATAACAATACAGAAGCATGGTCTGGGTTTCACGCAGTTAATACAATGTTTGTGGTAACAGAGGCATCGGGTATATCGGAAGATATTTATAACGCTATCGAGGGAAACTTACAAGGAAATTCGAGGTTATTAATTGTATTCAACCCGAACGTTACGACAGGATATGCAGCAAGGGCGATGAAATCCGAAAGGTTTAAGAAATTCAGGTTGAACTCCCTTAATGCGGAAAATGTTGTAAAGAAAGAAATTGTTTATCCTGGACAGGTTGACTATGAATGGGTGAAAGATAAGGTAGAGCTATGGTGCACAAGGATAACGGAAGATGATTTTAACGAAGGTGATGGAGATTTTGTTTGGGAAGGTAATATGTATCGTCCTAATGACCTTTTCAGGGTTAAGGTACTCGGAATGTTCCCGAAGGTTGCAGAGGACGTTCTCATTCCGTATGAATGGATTGAGGCAGCTAACAGGAGATGGGAGGAAATGGAAAAACCGAGAGGAAAATCAAAACTCGGCGTAGATGTGGCAGGTATGGGAAGGGATTCAAGCGTGTTATGTGCCAGGACGGAAAATTACGTTGAGGAGTTTATTGCTCATCAGTCGGCGGGTAAGGCAGACCACATGCACATAGCGGGGCTGATTGTACCTTATTTAAAGAAAAAATACGATGTATTTATCGACACGATAGGAGAAGGTGCGGGTGTTTATTCACGACTTGTGGAATTAGGGTATTCGAATGTGTACTCGTGTAAATTTTCAGAAGGAGCGAATAAACTATCCGATGTAACAGGAGTAAGGGAGTTTGCAAATTTGAAAGCATATCTTTATTGGTGTGTAAGGGATTGGCTTGACCCTGCAAACAAAACAAATGCAGCTTTACCTTATAACGATAAACTATTGGAAGAGGCTACAGAGATAAAATGGAAAATACAGTCTAACGGCAAGATAATAATCGAACCGAAAGAAGAATTAGAAAAGAGGCTAAAAAGGTCTCCTGATTATTTCGATGCACTTGCCAACACGTTTTATCCTGAATGGACTCCGATAAATGTACAACAATTACTTGATGATTTTAGATAATTAAAAAATACGGTTATGATAGAAGAAATTTTTAAGCAAACAGACATTAGCGACATAATAAGTTCGCTGAAGAAAAAAAATGTAATCGTCCCTAAGTGGGAGAATTTACGTTCCGAATATGACGTTACCGAACATGAGGTAATGAAAGACCAAATTGAGAGAAAAGACAAGAAGGGAGTGAAGGCAGCAAGGATAACATATGGTATGCAGAAGCTCGCTACACGTAGGATGACCCAAATGGCTTTTACGTTACCTGTCAAGAGGACATACAAACATGGTAATGATTCTCTTAAAATGGAGCAAGCAAAAGCGTTAGAAAGGCTTTATTATAAAGCAAGGATAGACTCGTTAAACAAGAAACGTTTTAAGGCGTATTTTGCTTCATGCGAGATGGCAACTATTTGGTACGTAGTAGAGCAGGATAACAACGACTATGGGTTCAATTCAAAATACAAGCTCCGTCAGGTCACCTATTCGCCGATGGACGAGAAATTCTCTGGCTTGGAGCAAGCGGAGATATATCCGTTATTCGACAAATATGGAGATATGATTGCGCTAAGTGTAGAATTTATGCACAAAGAGGACGAAAAGGAGGTCTATTACTTTGAGACTTACACAAGCGAGAAAAAGTATTCATGGAAAAAGGTAGATGGTGTATGGATAGATAACGGTGTTTCTAAAGTACCAATAGGAAAGATACAAGGCGCTTATATTAAACGTTCTGCTCCTATTTGGGAAGACCAAACAAACAATATCCGAGAAATAGAGTACACACTTTCCAGACAAAGCGATATTATCCGAAGGAATACAGCTCCTGTGATGAAGGTTAAGGGAAGGCTTATAGATACACCTGCACCGCAGAGCGATGTATCCAGAGAAGTTTATCAATTCGAGAACGATGGGGACGTTGATTACGTTAAACCACCTGTTGACCACGAGTCTGTAGATTCGTTTGTGAATACGCTTAAAAATAACATAGCAGAGGAACTTCAATTACCTTCTTTGGCACTAAAAGACATAACAAGTATAGGGCTAACAGAAGAATCCAGGA